AAATCATTGTTTTTGTATAGACCGTAATTATAACCAGACTTAAAGGTTTTTGACACATCCTTCAAATAATGAAACCGCAGAAGTAACTCTGCGGCTTCGGATTTAGTTACACGATCTATTGTGTAATCAGTCTTCACTTTGATAGTTTTACACTGTAAGCACCAGCTGAAATTTCACTGGGAAGAAAGTTCATAGAAATACTAATTCTTTCATCTGTTAGATCTGGAAGTGTTTCATGCAAATAGTTGCTAGGCCATAACATAAGATGACCTTCTTTTGGATAAAGATCTAGATACTGTGAGTTAAAAATGTTGGGTTCTTCAACTTCAGAAAATAGATATGGCATACTAAATTCACTAGAGTTGTTTGAAAATCTAATTGGTGAAGCCCCAGGATCAAACTTTAGATAGTAAGTTCCAGAAACCCAAGCATTTGAATGACTATGTTTATTTTGAAATCCACCTTTAGTAGATCTATTAATCCAACATTCAGAAATTGTATGTTCTTCTGGTTTCATTTTCCATTGGTAAATTTTGACCAATGTTTCATAAGAAGTACTCAAAAATGATTTGAACTTATTGAGGATGGGTTCATCTAAAGTAAAAAGATTTTCAGCACTATCATTAAACCAAGAAGTTGTATTTGATCCATTGTAATTAGTTCTACATTCATCTTTATTTGTAGAAATATAATCTAAAATGAAATTTTTTAATTCCAAATGATCTGCAGAATCAAATTTATATATTGCAACTGTTTTTGGAAACAATGTCTCAATATGAGGTAAATCAAGACCCTCCAAATGAGGAGGGATCATTGATTGATCCATATTTTGGTCTTGCTGAGATCTTTCATTAGATTCTTCAGCAAGTTTCATGAGATCTTCAATATTTGGAATCTCCATTATCAATCCTCAGCAAGTTTTGCAAAGTAAGAGAGTGCATCATCATCTTCATCACTAGAAGAATTACTCGGGGTAATATCTGGATCATTGAAACCACCACTACTCAGAGAATTCAGTTCCTCTTTCATAGATTGAGGCATAGGGTTGCTCTCAGCACGGTTTTGACGACGGAAGTCTTCTTCTTCCTCAACCGTTTCTTGATCTTGAAACTTAGGAGTGCCCTTGATACCAAGAACATAATCAAGACGCTTCTTCAGAGCATCGTAGTCTTTGAACTGATCAGGTGCAACCAATTCTGCAAGAGAGTACTCTTTCTTCCAGACTGCTTCCATTGCGTCATCGTCATCCAACAGTGAATCGGGACGAGCAAACTCAGAAGAGTCATAGTTGCGATAACCTGCAACATTCTTTGCCTTCAGTTTGAAGTTGGCACCTTGCCAGAAATCAAACGGATCGATTGCTTCCTCATCTTCGAACTCAGGTTGCATAGCAGCAGTGAGTTTGTCGAAAATCTTCTTACCAAACTTGAAGAGGAAGACTTTACCCTCATTCTCGGGGTTAGCAGGATCTTTGACAACATAGATGTTTGCCATGTAAGTCAGTTTGCGTTTCTGCTTACGTGCCTGCTCTTTACCTGCATCAGTGCCATTGTTCCACAGCAGGGTATTGTATTCAGACACAGGATCTTTCTGACCCAAAGTAGTCAGAGAGTTTTCAATATACCAACCACCAGGACCTTGGAATGCGTGACTGTAGAGTTTCACGAAAGGAAGGTCTTCACCATTCGGTGCAGGAAGGAAACGAATGACGGCATAACCATTGCCACTCTTATCACATTCAAGTTTCCAGAGACGGTCATCACCAGAAGTGCTGCCGTTGCTATTCATTTTTTCGACTTCTTTGACCAGTTTCTGGGTCAGCGAGCCAAGCTTAGATTGCTTTTTAAGGTCTGCGAAAGACATTTAGATTACCTCGGATTAATTAGATTCGGAAGATTTACTCGGATAGTATAACAAAAACTAGATCACTCGTCAACATATGCTTTGAGAGATTCGATAGTAGCACTCATACTATTGAATAAATTTTGCACATCGGTTTCTGGTGGAAAACCCATCAGTGCTACCGATTTGCGAAGGTTCTCTTTCATCTCAACCGCTTGTGGGTCATCAGAAAGAGAGAGTCTAGTATACATTACTTTTTGCTTTTCAAGCAAGATCTGTAATTTATCAATATGTTCTAATTTTGTTTCACGGTCCATGATACCAAAAGAGAGTACGTTTTCATATATCTCCTCTTGGAGTTTATTAATATTTTTTAATTCTTCTTGAATTAATTCAGATTCAAAAAACTTACTCATTTACAATTGTCCGTAAAATTTTTTTATATGAGAACATATTAATATTTATGAAGGGTGTATACTTCTTTAATTTTAAACTGACGGTTTCCCACACTGGGTCAGTAAGTTTTTTATCAAAGTTATTTGAAAAATGGAAAATCTTTTCGTAAATTACGAAGTTTTCTAGAGACAATTTTCCACTTAGAAATGCTTTTAGAATTTTTGGGTGTCCTTTGGAACAGTCGAAAAGATTCTCTAATTTGTTGTTCAATAGCAATTCGTTGCTTTGCTCTTTGAATAAGTACGTCGAACTCTGTTGACGTTTCATCCAATCGGCGTACACTCTTTCTCCAGAATTGATAATTTCTCCAATCCATAAGTTTTGTGGGTTGTCAGCAGCAGCAAAATTAGATACTAAAAAATTTACGACTTCTTCATCGGAGTACTTACGAGAAGTTTTCTCAAACCAATACTTGTCTTTCCTCTTATTAAATGAGGTCACACTAGCACGGGTTTTTGCTCCGTATTTGAAGAAGTCGTATTTGGGATTTGTGAAATGATTTTTTAGTGACAAATAATGTTGATAAGTTTCAAAGGGTGTCACGGTCATAAAGGCAATCTAGCACGAGAAGTTTTCTTCATAAAGTTGAGACGAGTTGCGTCCCACTTCAACCTTTCTTTAAGAGGTTTTGAAATTAGTTTCGTTATAGAGTCTACCTCAAGTTCGTTCACTTCGCAATAGTATACGATTGCATCAATATAATTCATATTTTCTGATGCTACAATATTCTCAATCTCTAAGGCAAACTTAGAAGGTGTGAGAAATTTTTTCTCTATTGCTTGTTCTAGCTCTTTATTTGGTTCCATAGAATTCCAATCTATCTCTAACAAACTCTCCAATGTACTCGGTGAGTAGTTTGATGTACTTTGATTTGTCTCTTTCTTCATAGACGACGCATTCTCCATTTTCACATGCCATGATGATTACAAGTTTTTTGACTGAAATACCAGTCAATTCATACAACATACAACCGTATGCCATACATTGTACAAAATAGTGCTCGATCCACTCTCGTGGTTTTGGTTTTGCTGAAGTCTTAAAGTCGATTATTGCTAACTCACCGTCGTATTCGGCAATACAATCAACAGTTCCTGCTACACCTAATTGTTTACTATACAGAGAACCTTCAAGTGCGTAAATATTATTTATAAGATTTAGTTTTTCTTTAGAAATCTTGAACAGGAAATTGGAGATAGGTTGAACCTCGGGAAGTTCTTCATTCTTTAGATAATACTCAGTTAAGGTATGCATATCCGTACCACGACTAGTTGCTCTTTTCGTGATACGATTTGCTTTTTCTTCACCTACTTTTTTTCTCCAGTCAGCAAAAAACTGCCTATTTCTGTGACTGGTTACCGAAGTAATAGATACAAGTTTAATAAATTCATCAGCATCAGGCACTTTATAGTACCTGACACCATCGATAGTTTCCCTTTCTAGTTTGGGGATATCCAATTCAACATGATTAAACATCAAAAACCTGCTTCTTGTTTAGCAATAATGTATTCTTTGACAAGTCCAGATCGAACAATATCATCTACACCAAATTCAATTATATCAAAAGATGTCATTTTACGCAAGACTGACATAAAATCAACAATACCATTTTTTTCATTGGTCTTAGTTAAGTCAGACTGACGAGCATCACCACAGAAACAAATTTTAGTATTTTCACCAACACGAGTGATAATACTATCAAGTTCATGGAAGTTTAGATTTTGAAACTCATCTACAATGATAATAGCATTATCAAGAGTAGTTCCACGCAAGAATGAAGTAGACCAGAATTTTATAGTTTCTTGAGACTTAAGATTGCCATAGAGCATTTCAAAGTCTGCATCACTTGGCATTTGAAACATATACTTCACCATATTCTTATATGGAATTTGGTAAATGTCTGCCTTGTCTTCATGCGAACCAGGCAAAAAACCAATCTCTCTAGTTGCTACGAGAGAACGTACAAGGTAAATACGCTCATAAGGTGTACTCTCACTCAAAACATCACAAAGTGCGTTGTAGAGGGTAATAAAGGTCTTACCAGTACCTGCACAACCATAAGCAACAATATGCTTATTATCGTTATAAGATTCAAAAAGACGTTTTTGATTGTCTGTTAATGGATCAATTTCAATCAGATACTCTTGACTGAGCGGTTTCTTCCTCTTCATCTGCTTTGCTGTGAGTCCAACCCCGATAGGTTGCTCTGCAGATGCTCTTTTTCTTCTTGCCATATACTAAATTTTCTTTACTCTAGAACCAGGTGCTTTCGATGCTTTTGCCAGAACGTCGTTCCAACCAGGGTTTTTAGCTACAAGCTTATCTCTCCACTCACCAACTTCTCCCACCCCTGGGGTATTTTCTGGTGTGTAGTATCTTTCCCAATCAGGATTGTCCTCTTTCCACTGATCCCAGTCATGAACGCTCATAATAACGTCTTTCGTTTCGCCAGTTTCTTTGTGTTTTACAGGATATGTTGCCATAGTTATAAATTCAAGATATTTTATTTAGACCCACTCCAGTGCTTCTGCCACTGTGGGGAACTGCTCTGCAAAGATTTTCTTACATTCCTCTGCAATCTCCATGTGCTCTTTCTGAGTACCGTTAGCAGACCTCAGAGTAATATAATGAATCCATGAGCGACATGATCCTGACATATAGAGTCTAGTTGGTGTTGCTAGAGGAAGCACAAAGCGAGCACATTCCTTTGCAATTCCCATATCAAGCATTGATTGATAAAGCACCATTGCCTCGTCAAAGTGCTTTCTCATCTTGATTTCAAATTCTTGACGGGTAAAAGCATCAACATCATCAATAGAATTCTGACGATTCTTGGTGTCTTGCCTGCGTAGTTCAGGTAGAGGGATCGTCTCCGAGAGTAGGGAAGAATCAGCATAACGTTGCGAGAATTCCTGATATGTAAATGAGCGATGGCGCAGTATTTGAGCTGCCAGACCCCTTGTGGTCTCAATCTCTAGGGTCATAAAACCCTGTTCAAAGACAGACCAGTGGTTATGCTTGATGCAATATCCCAACAACTTAGCATAGTTTGGGTTTTCCTGATTATTGGGGTTTGAGACACGGGCAACATATGCCATTGTCTTTTCTGCATCAGGAGTTACACTTATCAGTTTTACATTCATTTACTAAATCCTTTTGAATTTTGTTTTTCATACTCAGCAATTTGCTGCTTGAGAGAATAAAGTTCTTTCTTCATCTCTACAATTTTATCACTGTCATATAAGTGATCTTGCTTGATCAACCTTTCAAGCAATTTAATAAGTTCTTTTGTTTTACTTGGCATTAATCTGGGTATCCATCATCGTCATCAAAGATTTCATCGTAATCATGCAATCCAGTTTTTACTTCTTCATAGTTTAGATAGCTCTGTGTATCAGAATACACTTCTGCTTTCAATCCATCGACCAAGAGTTCCAAGTTACGGACGATGAGTTTCAATCGTTCTTTGTCCATAATAGTGTGTACACTGTAAGTATTATAGCATAAAAAAAGAGGGGTGCTACCCCTCTACTTTCCAACTTTTTTTGCCTCTGGATTTTAAATTAACCCATTTGGCATAGTGTACTCCACGATATGTCAAAAAACCAAAAGTTTTTTCTGGATCGTGTTTTACAGGGTCATATGCTGGAAGATCATAATGAAGACTGATCTTCAGCATATTCTCACCTCTTAGACAGAAGTAAGATCTCCCCGTAAAGTAAACCAAGAAATGCAATGCTAAAAATAGAACCTAATGATGCTACTTGTAATGCTTGCATAATTGCCTCACTTGTTATAAGTGTGACCACGATAGCAGAAAGTACCATGTACTTCCTCATTGCCTTGCTGACACTCGTAACGAACACCACGATAGGATGTCATTGCGATTTGTGCGTCGTGCAGTGCTGCTGCTTTCTCGATTTGCTTCTTGATGAGAGTAAGTGTGTTCATTTGTCGTTACCTGAAATACTAGGGATTTTTAGCCCCGTTCCTTCAGTCGTGTGCGTCCCAGTAATGACTACACTCGGGTACAGATTCCTTTACGGTCTCTACCAGTTCTATCACAATTTTAGGTGATAGTTCTGCTTTGTTTGCTTGGATTCTGAGCATTAATGCATCAGCATCAGCGCACATCATACCAGAGTATAAAAGTAGTTCAAACATGGGATGAACGCTCCGTTCCTACGACTTACTTGCGTCCTATGTATACACTCCATTACATTCACCTGATACTTTTGATTTAAGGTAAGCAATTAGATTCAACTTCGATCTAAGATCAAGGTTGGGATCTAATCGGATTTCCGTAGATCGTTGTAACCACCTTTCACAAGACATATGCCAATCGTAAGGATTGGCGTCATTATGATGGGCAAGGGTGAATGCCAGCAGCAGTGCTAACATCGGATGAACGTACTAGAGTATTATAACTCTTACGCACTATCTAGTCAAGTAATTATGTAATTTATGATACAGTTTTAAAAAACTTTAAGAAGTGAAATTTTTGCCGGGATTTTTTCCCCCGATTCTGGGAATCACTTCTTCTTTTTGGTTTTGGGTCCTTCATAACCATAGAGCTTGGGATTGATCCTACCCTCCGTCTGTTTCATAGTCACGAAACCTTTCTTGTACTTATCATAGTAGTGATCAAAGATTTCAGACTGCTTTGCTGCTGCAGCAATGTCATAGCAGATCGCTCCGCCATTGTTATATTCAACTATGAAAGAATTGTTAGGCAGCTCACGGTCTTCTGCCTTTTGGGGATCGCAGTTTTCAAAAAGGATTTTCATAAGGTTCAAGAACGGTTACCCCACTGAATATCAGGATATGCTTTGGACACTACATCTTGAGTGATTTTATATTTCGATTCCAGATTCTTATCTTTTACAAGACAAATGATCTGTGCTTCAAGAGGATGCAACCCTTGAAGGATATTGATGAACATCGTTTCTCTACGAAGATTACTCAGTCCATCATTACCACCTTTCACAAAGTTATAGAACTTTGTATATTCTTTACGAATAGAAGAGCGTCCCTGGTCTTGTGATCCAAGAGACTTACTACCCAGTTCTTCCATCTTTGAGGCAGCATCTTCAATCTTTTCAGTGAGAGTGCCGTTGAACCCTGTCTCACCATCGATTGCTGCATAAGGCACATCACCTGGGGGAAGTGCAGAAACCACTGTCTCATCAAAGTTCCAGATGAACAAAGATTTCAAACAGGGATGAGAGAACTTCTGAAGTGCCTCTACTTTTTTAGCAGCAGACCTTTGCTTTGAGACCACATCAAAGATCTCAAAGACAAAGGGATTTGCTGGAAGGTCAGGGATCGCTACAGGTGCTGCCTTTTTTCTTGGAGTGGCAGGTTTCTTAGCCCTCGCTGTCGTCGCTTTCTTCGTTGTCGTCATAATAGTTTTCAAAATTGAATGCAATAACCTCATCAGGGATCAAGTTTCCTTGACCATCAAACATTTCGGGGTGAGGTCTTGGAACTTCCCGATAGTTCATCATATATTCTCTAGCAGTCCAACCTCCAATTAGTCCCACTACAAGAAACAGGATGGTCAAGAATGAACCGAAGACTAAACTTACTGCTAACATTGTTCTTACCTCTGGGAACTAACTTTTCTTCCTTGTCTGAAAGGAAAATTCTAAGTAGATAGTTACTTCCCTCTTGAAGAAGCAAACCATCTTTTCAAAGATTATGTGAAATGGTTTAGATTGCTTCTTCCCTCCATTAAGTATAAGTTCAACCCCGCGATTAACTTCACGGTTCTTAATTTTATTTATATCTGGATCAGATAACTTTCTCTTCTCTGAGAAACTGAATGGTGTCAACG